ACACACTAGTTTGTGTAATTAAAAAAGGGCTCTCAATATGAGGGCCCTTTCTGGTTACAGGAATTTTGGGTATGGTACGCCCATTTTATTTATTCCTTTTCTTCTTGAACATTAGAGAGTACATTAACGAGTTCCACTCTTTTTTTAGTTTTTCTATCATTTCTTAACGCAGTTGTTTACCATTTTAGTATTACCTCCTTTAGTTTTCTTACCGCTTGGAGATTTCTTTTTACCTTTAGCTTCGTAACCTGACCAGCAAGAAGCTTTTAACGGGCTACCGTTTTTATCAATAACACCTCTACCAATTAAAACATCTTTCTTAGTAACTTTACCATCACCGCTTAGGTCTGCCATTTTAAATGGACTGTTCATTCCCTTACCTAAAGCTTTTAATCTAGCTTCGTTATCCCAGAACTCTCTATCACTTGGACTTTTTTTCATTGTTTTATTTTTTCATGATTTATAATTCTTTTATTTCTTAGCATTATCTATTTCGAGTGCTTTAACAATGTACTTCAGTTGATTAACATCGTCTTGTAGATATATTATCTTTAAATCTTGTTTAGCGTCATCAGGTAGCGCACCCATTTCTCCACGAGGCCATTTAACTCTAAATTCTTCGTTCAACTTTACAGCGTCTTGCATTCTAACTACATCTAATTGTAGTTGGGCTATTTCTGCTGTTAATGTAAACCATACGCCTGCTATTGAGATAATACCAGCAACTGCTCCGACAACCGCTTTTATATCTAAAGAAACTTTTGATTTTTCTGAAATTTCTGACGTCATTATATAACTTTGTATTTAGTTTTACCGTTTTCTCTATAAGCTTTCAGACATCTTTTTCTATTTTCTTCTGAAGAGCAATAACTTACGTGGATCCAGTCTGGATTTTCATCACTACCAAACTCCCATATCATCTGATCAAAGTCTAAATTTTCTTTTATGTATTTAAACATCTCAGAATTAGTCTTGTGGCCATATACGTCATCTATATCCATAGCTCTACCTTCACAATGCTGTGACTTGGAACTTCCACCTATAGCTTTGTTAAGCTCAGGTGATCTAAAAAAAGAATTTATTTTTATAGGTCCACCAACCCACTTACGTAAAGGCTCAAATACTTTGTGAGCTAGTATATACATGTTAGTTATCTGGTACTCATCAGGTATATTTTCTATACCTTTTCTCTTAGCCGTATAGGAGTTCACTCCTTCGCTTAAGGTTATGTGATCACTTATCTTACTCATAGCATTTGTTTAAATATCTAATTTTCTAGTTTTTATTTTTCCAGATTTTAATGTACCTCTTTTCTTTTTCTTTTTCTTTTCTTCTTTAATACCTAACTCCCAGGCTTGCCAACCACCAAGTAGAGCTATACGTTCCCAAGTCTCTAGATCTTGCGAAGTAGCTTGAACAACGTTGTTAGCTTTTTTAATAGCTCTATCTAAAGGTATATTTGTAAGAGCGGATAAAACATTACCACCAGCTAAGAAAGCGGGGTTGTCTAAGCTTAAACCTTTTGTCTTCATTTCATCTTTGTTCCAATCGTATGATTTACCTGCTTGAACAAGTCTTGAATACTTAGCTGAAATTGGAGGTGATATTTTTAACACTTCTGATGCAATGTTTTGAAGCTTAGGCCTATCCTTGTCTAACTCTTTTACTAATTTAACAACAGCGTTTTTACCTACAGAAACTACAGTTCCACCAATACCAGAACCTCTAAGTATAGAATCTAGCATACCGTTAGCAATATTTATATATTTTTTCTCTTTCTCTTTATCTTCTGGCTCTTCGTCACCAAAACCAACAGCAAATAAAGCTTGTTGTAAAGCGTTAAATATAAGGTTTTGTGCAAATCCGTAATAAATTATCTTAGACATATTTGTCTTAGCATCTCCTCGGCCATTTTTAAGATCACTAGCAGCTTTTTTAATTATTCTAGCATATTGAGCCGGCGTATTCGCAAAAGCCAATACAACACGTCCTAATGGACTAGCTTGCTGCTGAGATATTCTATCTGCTCTAGATGATTGCTGTGATTCTTCAGCTGTTTCTCTAAAATCTTCAAAAGCTTTTTTCTCAGCTTGTTTCTCGGTATATAAATTATTACCGTTAGCATCTTTTTCTTTTAAGTACGTATTAATTCTATTTCTATAAAAAGCAGATCCACCAGAAGCAATAGCAAAACTATCTGCTATTTGAGTAGGTGCAAAACCTAATTCTAATAATTTACTTATAGCTCCTTTAGCTCCACCTTTTTTAGCCATATCAGCAATGTCTGCTTCGTTAACGTTTATACGTAAACCTCCACGTCTTTCTTTTAAGAAGTCGGAATTCATTAACTTCATAAAATCTGCCCAGTATTGTTTTTGATTTGCAAAAGCTTTACCAGCAGCTAATACATTGTTATCTGTAAAGTTTACGAAGTTTATAGCTGATATAGTTTGTAGCACTGCTGATCTAGTGTTAAGAAACATTATAGTACCAACACTACCAGTTAACCAATCAGTAACTCTACCAGTCAAGCTATCACCTGGGAAACTTCTGTTTCTACCAGTCTTCATTCTTTTTAGCATGTTCTCTAATGCTTTTCTATAATTTAATCCGTATATAGCTTGTAGCTTGTTTAAGTTTTCTTCACTGAATATTGCGTCTACATTTTCTTGCCAAGCATTTAAGTACTTAGCTCTTTTAGTAGTATTTAATCCTTCAAGTATATCTGTTGTTATAGTACCAGCTGGCCAACTTTCTTTTGGTTTTATATACCCATCACCCATCTGCATATTAATCAGTTGATCACCAAATGTTTGCAAATTAGCATCATCTGCTACATAGCTAGTTAGCTTACTTACATCGGCATCACTAATACCAGGAATATTCATCTTCTGTTTATTCCATATATAAACTCTAACAGCTTGCTCTCTGGTGTAGTCAGTATCTTTTACTTTTTTACCTAAATCTTTTGGTACAACATCTAGTTGTTTTTTTAATAAATTATAGTTATTCATTAAATAGATCCTAGCTCGACTAAGCTTATTCATAGCCTCAGCGTATGGGTCTATTAAGTTTTTCTTATACCAAGACATTTGAGCGTCACCAACTTTACCTTTACCAAGAGTAGGATATAATAAACCAACAAAATCTTCTGCTGACGGTGGTATGAAGAAGTTAAATCTACCTTTACTAGAACCTTTAGTTATAGCTTCAACAATACCATACCTTTTTTTGCTATCTATACCTGATTTGTTTTCTAGTATATCGTTAAAAGCTTTATCAAGATTACTAACTTTACTGAATTTTAAATCTGATGTTTTTGTAGGTTTGAATTTTTCTTTCTCGATTAAATTCAAAGGAGGTAAGCCTTTTTTATTAAAAACTGAAGCAGAATCGTAGTATCTAGTTATTTTACTTCCTTTCCCTAACAATAATCTACCATCTTTAAGCCTTCTACCATTACTACGTAATCCAGCCCCGCCTTTAGATATAGACATGTCTATTAATTCACTGTAAATTTTTGGTATTATAGCAACTTTAAAGCTATTCATTAAGTCGTCAAACTTGTAAGCGTTTTTTTCACCAGTTATAATTTTACTTATTTCAACTAATGTGTCTGAAGCTGTTTGAGTGTGCTCATACATATAATCTCCGTCATCAAGCTTTCTATTTATTTTTTTCTCTATTTTCTTAATTGTTCTAGGGTCTGTAAATAAAGTAGGAGTCGCTGCGGTTCTAATCAAAGCGTCAATAGATGAGTTGAAGTTTTGCAATATCATAACCAATTGAGAAGAATTTATCTCGTTATCACTGTATAGCTTAGTTAAAGATTCAACAATTTGCCTCATTGATTCTTTTTGGTTGTAAGCGTATTCTTGTCTTTTTTCTAGACTAGGCATGGTGTTGCTTGATCTTCCATTTATAAAATCTCCATTTACAATGCCTTTAGGGCTCTGCAGAGGAGTAGTCAATAATATTTTATTGCCGTCTACAATCAAGTAAGATCCTTTATCTCCTTCTTCTATCTTGTTGTCGTAAACGTTTCTTAGTGTTTGTACAAAATCTTTTTTATTTAAAAACAGGAAATTTCTAGTAGAGTATCTACCTTGTTCTTCATCAAAAAACTTAACAGTTCTACCATCATTAGTTGTTTCTATGTACCTTCCTTGAGCATATGCTCTTTTAGCTGTTCCTAAAAAAATATTTATAGAATCTTCTATACTTAAACCTTTCATGATTTTTTCTACACCTAATCTAGCCGAGTTAACGTCTTTTATTTTTCCAAAATCAGAGTTTTTAACGTTTTTAAGCGAAGGATTGTATCTTTCTACTTTTTTACTAAACATTGTAGCGCTTTTACCGGCAGCAACATCTTGTTTTTGCTCAAGAGTTAAATCACTATCTACAGTTCTAACTAATTCATTAGCTATATTCTTATCAACTATACTTAATATACCTTTAATAATTTGACCTTCAGGTGATCTAGGCTCTATTTGTATTCTCTTATCGTCTACTCTTTTAGGTCTTCCTATAGCGTCTAATACATCTTGATTTGTTAAACCTTTTTTCAAAGTCCAAGGAGATAACCCTGCACCTTTTTTAATTCTAGGATTTTTATCGTAAAGAAGTTTCAACACACTGTTAGGTACACCAGTAGCAGTACCTATTAATTTTTCTGTTGCGGCTTCTGTTACAGCTCCTTTTGGAAGTGTTTTTCTAATATAGTCTATATTGTTCTCTATAAACATCGCGCCAGCAGTCGTTTCTCCTTTAGATAAATTCTTTTTTGGATCTGTTATTTTACCTGCAGGTACGCCAATAACTTTAGAAACTATGTCAGTAACAAAACCACTTACTTTTTTATAGCTTAAGTTTTTAGGATCGATGTCTTTAACCTTTTCTTTAACGATATCAGCAGCTTTATCATACTGTTCTTTTGATAGTACTTTAGTTGCTTTTATTAACTTAGTTTTCGATCTAGTTTCAGTGTCTGCTAAATCAATTTGATCTTCTATACTAGTAGATTCGTCAGCTATTTCTTGAACAGAACCAACTTCACCAGCAGCAACGTCTAAACTCTTACCGCTTATACCAGCTTCTTTCTTATATCTATTTACTACATCACCTATTCTATATCTAATAAGTTCGTTTACAACAAATCCACCTAAATCATCATTAGACTCAGGGTCAAATCTAGTTAAACTTTTCTCGTATAACTGTGCTTTAACGTCTTCTAAGAATATATCTTTAGGTTTACCATATACATTGTCACCTACAACTCCAAACTTGTTTAATTGACCGTTTATTAATCCATCTAAGGTGTTTCCTTGAACTAACTTAGCGTACACGTCTCCAATTACTCTTGAGTCGTATTTACGCTTTGTCGTGCCTTCAGGAACCAATGCTTTTATTTCGTTACCAAGCTCTTTGTTTTTACTAAAAGCAGTTTTAACTTCGGCTTCAACATCAACTACATCTTCGGTAATTCCTTTTATTAAGTCACCTTCTTTAGCTGCTTTAATGTCTGAGGTTGTTAATGTTCCATCTTTTATTTTTTTACCAATACCAACTACAAAATTAAATATATCTTGTTCTCCTCTAAAGTCAAAATCATAATCTTTATTAAATTGCTTTTGAACTATAACTCCAAACAAACCTGCTACACCTTTTGCTTTTTGAACGTTGGTTATTTTGTTTTCACTTACATATTCTAAAAACCTAGATATAACTTCTGCAGGTAGTATATTGCCTTTGTCATCATCTATTCCGTCTTTTATAAACTTGTCATAAACTTTTTTGTCTGTAGCTTCTAATGTGGTTAAAAGTTGATTACTTATATCTTTAAAAGCTTTATTGTTAGAATCTTTACCTAATAAGTTCCAAAAAGCCGCGTGACCAACTTCATGGGTCTTAGTATATCTTCTTTGATTTTTTACTTGATTTTCTACAACAGCAACTTGAGTATTTGCAACTGGATCAGCATAACCATCGTTACCTTTTCTAAGACCTTTTATTATTATATTTTTTTCGTCTGCGTCTAAGTTTTCTTGAGTATCAAGATCAGCTATAGCGTCTTCAACTGTTTCAAAAGATTTAAACTTTTTGAATACAGTAGAGTTTGGTTTACCTTGCTTAGCGTTTTCAGCTCTAACAATGTCTCCAAAATAAAGATCATAAGCTTTTCTATTTACATCTTTCCCACTAACTTCTCTACCATCTCTTTCATCTTTTAATATAGATTCAGCAGTGTTTAAATACTCTTGAGATTTTAATTTATCTAAGCCTTTAAATGCTTCCCACTCAGTTTCGTTAGCGAGCATTGCGTCTTCAGAAACAGCTACTTGCTTTATTTGTACTAAACTATTAAATTGATTTTTTAGGTCTTTTATAAGTTCAGACCTAGTGTCTTTGTCTAAGTTTTTATTTTCTTGTATTGATTTAGCTTCGTTTTGAAGTTTAACTTGCTCTTCTACTATTTTAGTTACAAAAGAAGCACCTCTGTGTGTTAGGTTGTTATTTATAATAACTTCTTGTTCTTTTACTTTGTCGTTTAATCGCTCTGTTTTTGTTGTAATTAAACTTGCTATTTGCTTAGAGGACTCACTATCAACACTAGATTGAGATGTTGCAAATCTTTTTTCTAAATCAGTTATTTCAGATCTTAATTTTCTAACTTCTGACAAGCTTTCGTAAGTTGAGAACTGAGAGTTGTATGCGCCTTTAAAAAACGGTACAGCCGCAAAAATTAGTCCAAAACCAAAGCCTGAAGCACCAGCATGATCCATTCCTTGTGTAAAAGGTTTTGCATCTATAAAATTTTGAACACCTACAGTAGCTACTTCTCCAGCCGCTTCTAACAAGGGCTCGTAAATAAGGCCAGAAGATTTAGACTTAAAGTAGTTTTTAGTAGAATTATTAACTATTTGCTCAGCGCCATTTTCTAGCCAGTTGAGTTTCGCTCTTCTTAATATAGGAACAGTAGTAATCTGTGCAAAAACACCTTCAGCTAAACCATAGCCTAAACTCTTTAACCAAACCTCACTATCTGAGTAGTCTGCAGATCCAGTAGTAATTTCATTCTGCATATCCATCATCTTACTACCTGCGCTCGAAGCCCCAACAACAATACCAGCAGCACCACCGGATGCAGCCATTGCCAATAGTATAGGTATTTGATTAGAAACTTCTTGAGCTATAAATTTACCAGTGTTACCAGCACTAGAAAAAGCGTCATCAAAAGAAACATCTCTAACATATGATTCTCTTATTTCGTTAGTTGCTTGAACATACTTTGAACCTAATTTTTTTAATTCGTCACTTTGGCCTAACGTTAGTATACTTGCTCCTAGATAACCAGTACCAATAACAATGTCAGATAGACCTAGACCTACATTAGCCAAGTATTTCTCATGTAACTCATAGTTCTTAGAAACAGCATTCATTGAAGTAGCTATATCACTAATATCACCTATAGATTTATTTACTTTAGATGAAGCTTCTTTAGTAACTGCTATGTTTGAATTAAAAGAAGAATCTATAGCATTAAATAAATTATATAAATTAGCAGATACATTTGCTTTTTTATCTAAATTAAATCTAGAATTAAAAACTGGATCACTAACAACTTCAGATGCCGCTACAGGATTTACACCGTATTTTTTTACAATATCGTTTAATTCTTTCGCGGTTTGTACACCTCCAGCACCAGCTTCAGAATATATAGTTAACACTCTTTTTAAATCATCTCTTGATTCTTGTACTTTTTCACTAGCTATTTGAAACTTTTTAGATTTACTATTATAGTTTTCAGCTTGCTTTGTTTTTTCTTTAATTAAAGAAGCATATAATAACCCTTGGGCTTTATCCTTGTCTTCTGATTCGTTTATATACTGTTCATTTAAACTATATATAGCCTCGTTTCTAGCTGATTCATATAAATTGTTTCTAACAGCTAGTTTAGCTTCCGCAACAACATCTTCATTGCTTTTTTTAGGGTTTTTTCTTTTTATTTTTAAAGTTTCTTTATTTATTTCATCTTCATAAGGTTGTATAGTTTTTAAAACTCTACTAGTTCCGCTTATTGTAGTTCCATCTTCTTGTTTAATACCTTTTGTATATACGTACTTTTTATAAGGGTTAAATAAATCTTCATTAGTCAAGTATTGTTCAGAGGCTTGATCTTCTTTTATAGCTAACTGCGGATTAAATTGCTCCTTTTTCCATTTAGTAAAATTAACGTCTAATTTGTTTGACTCTTTGGTCCAACCTGGTATATTAATTTTATCTTTATTAGAATCTATAAAATCATTTATTATACTATTATTTCTTTCAGATACTTTTTCATTTTGTAATTCTATAGGTTTAGAATAAATATATTCTCCAGTGCTAGGATCTAATACTTTCATAACTACAGCTTCTGTTCCTAATTGAGGTAAAAATCTACGCTCAATTGGAATCTCTTTACCAGAAGAGTCTGTTATTTGATCAGCTTCTTCAAATTCAATACCTGATCCTTTATATACATTTCTAAAAACATTTACAGCTGTTTCTTCTTCTTGACTAAATAATTCTTTATTAAAATTATTAACTTCAAAAATACCTTTATCTTTATTATATGTTCTAGATTTCCATGCGTCTTTAAGCTCTGGAAGCTTTTCAAAAGGAGATGTCGCTTTTATTACTACTTCATCTAAATCAAATTCTTTTGGTCTTGTTCCAAAAGCCTGAGCGTACTCGTCAAAGGTTTCTGGATAACCTTTCTTACCAGCTTTTGTTTTTAAATAAGTGTCTTCATATACTACGTTTCCGCTTTCAAACTCTATGAATCTAGGCTTAGGATCTTCTGATACCAAAGAAGTATCTACCTGTTCTAATTCCGTATTCTCGGATGCTTGCTCCGGTTTTATCGATGTTACAGTTGCATCCTTTACCACAACATCGTTTGTCTTTCCCACTTTTTCTTCAACAACCTCTAATCCATTAGTATCTGAAATATAATCATCTAATATGGTAAAGCTGCTATTTTCAAAACCCTCTGTTACAAATTCTTCAGATATATCTTCTCCTTTATATTTATATGGCATCTTTTATTTATTTATGATTTTAATAATGGATTTAGTTTCTTTTTTGTACCTGCTCTAACAGCGTCTTCAAACTGCTTTCTCATTAGTTTGTCACCTTTAGAGTTTCCTTTAGCTGCTTGAGAATATTCTAAAAGTTTCGTGTAGAAAGAAATTCTTTCATTAGGATTATTCATGTTATAAACCTTATCTCCTTTTTCTGAATCTTTTCTATCTCCTGCTTTTAGTGTGATAATATTTTTATCTCTATCATACTTAGGCTCTATGCCAGTATAAGCTAAGAAATATGATATAGGATCTTTTCTAACTTTGTCGTAAAAATCTTTACCTGTTTCTATAGGGCCTTCTTTAGTTTCCGGTGTTGGTGTTTTAACACTAGATAATACTAATCTTTCTGGTATACGCTTTAAAAAGTAATTAGAATAAGCTTTAGAAAACTCTTCGTTAAACTCTTCAGTGCTAGCATCTGCCACTGCTCTAACTTGACCTTCTTTGATATTATTTCTAGAGTCTTTTTCAGCTAGAATATTATTCCAAAAAGCTACTTTGCCTGTATTTGACATAGCAGCCATATTTCCTTTTACTTCAGCTTGTATAGATTTTTCTATAGCGTCTTTATTAACTTTTTTGTAAGTAACCGTGTTACCCGCTTCATCTGGTCCAGATGCTACAGTTCCTAGAACATTATCTTTAAGTGTTTTTTTACCATCTTGATCTATGTCGTATACAAACATCTTAGACATGTTGTCAAGATTAGATGTTTGATCAGGAACAGTACTAATCATATCTGAACCACCGCTCAGAAAGTTTTGTAATACAGACAAAGGATAGTTGTTAGTTTTACCGTCTTCACCTGTAATCTCTACTGAGGGACTGTAAGCTCCATTAATGTTATTTATTTTTATTTTTCTTTGACCAGGTCTTTGATCTAAAAACACTTGCAAGTCTGTCAACATTCTAGGATTAGAGTATAAATCATATCCACCCATCTTACCTTTTTGCTCTAGTATTGTCTGTAAATCGATTGAACTAGCAGAAAAAGATTCTATACTAGTTCTTACTTGATCTGGCATAGCTAATATACTTGCAGCCTCTGCTCTTAGTTTTGCTATTTCTTTAGGATCAGTTTCAGCTCCACTTTGTATATAACCCATTATGTCACTATACCTGTCTATTACAGAGGTAAATTCTTCACCTATGTTTAAAGCCGGGTTTTGAGCACTTAGCTTGGCCAAGCCCTCAGTAACCTGATCTTCTTTTCTTTGGTAATATTCAGCAGCTTTTCTATTCTTTTCAGCTATTTTATTTTGTCTAGCAGCTTCTGCTGCTTGATCTTTTTTATAAGTATCAGCTACACCAGCGAAAGTTCCTGATATTGTTCTCTGTAAATCTGCGAAAGCTTTACCGCTTTGAGTATCTACTACTTGTTGTGGGTTTCTATAACTCATGTTTTATTTATTTATTAAAAAGAAAGTGGAGGTGCGGTAAATCCTTTGCTTGTATTTCCGCCAAATTTGCTGGTATCAAACGGCTTACTAGATCCTCCAAACGCTCCTGCTGAATACATACTTCCAACCGTGCTAACAACACCTCCAATAGCGCCTGTTATAGCACTTGTTCTATCTGCATTAGCTTGAGCTTTTCTAGCTTCTGCTCCAGATATTTGAGCAGATAATCTATCCATTTTAGCAACTTGTCTATTTTCTCTTACTCCAAACTCAAATTGTTTACCAGATACATCTGCTTGCTGTAGTCTCTGAGCTTCAGCCATTTTCATTTGCTGTTGTTGCTGTTCTCCTTGAGCTCTTAGTTTTTCGTTCTGAGCTTCTTGAGCTTCTATGCTAGCAGATACACCTTTTTTAGATTGTAAAGCTGCTTGAGCTAAAGCAGTTGCTCCACCAGCTGATGCTCCAGTAGCTCTAATTGTATCTAAAGTATTTGCTAGAGATATATCAGCTTGTTCAGCTTGCATCTCTGCAGCTTGAGTCGCTACGCCTAGATTTTCGTATGGGTTTTGAACCATCGAAGATAAGTCTGTAACACCTTCATAAGGATTAATTATTTCTTGTCTACTATTTTCTAGGCTTAGTAATTTTCTTTCTTTATCTTTTCTATCAGCTTCTGCTGCCTTTGCTCTTCTGCTTGCTGCTGAAGCTCCAAAAATACCTGAAATTATAGATGCCCCGCCTGATATTATTCCGGCTGTTACCATTGACATAAGCTATTGTTTTAATTGTTTATATTGTATGTATGTTTCGCAGGTTAAAATTCTTTCTAACTCTTCGATGTCTCTTATATTATCTGGATTAGGGTGAATGTTTACAAAAACAGAATCCTCTAAAGCTATTATAACTCTTTTTGCCCCAGATTTAGCGTTAACGTAAGTAGGAGCTGAGTAAGTTACTACACCGTCTTCGTTAGCTATTTTTAATTTACCTTTCATTAAAAACCAAGTATGGCTTTTATTATGTATTTTTCCTATTACTATTCCTCCTTCAAGCATAGACATCTCTCTAATATAAACTCCTTCAGAAAAAGAATGAGTTAATGGAAAGCTGTCTGAATTACCTTTTACTATTAAAGGATCATTACTAGCTAGCATTTCAGCCTCTAAATTTGTTACTGTATTTCTAAAATAATCTATACTTAAAGACGTTTGTTTCATTAATAAGATGATTCTGAATAATCTGAAGAAACTGCAAATAGCTCTTTTAATCCACCTGGATTAGTTGTAGCGTCTGTAGAAACTGTAACTGTTGTAAAGTAGCCTTTAATACCAGTCATACTATTACCAAACAAGACTTCTTCTTGCCTAGCGCTAGTATTGTTAACTAGATTAGCGTGATATTTGTTTTCTTTTCTATTAAAACCTACCCTATATTTAACACCGTTTTCAGTATAGACTCCTTCGTCGTAACTATAAACTGTTGGTTTATAAACTGGGGCGTCGTTAACTAGTTCAAATCTATTTGCAGTATCAAAGTTATTAGACCAATTACTGTCTAATAAGTCTGGTCCAGTTTCATCAGAGCTAAAGCTTGTCACCTGCCAACCATTACTACCTTCGTAGTTTACGGTTTTAAAAACTTTTGACATACTTACTTTAGGGTTAAACACAAACTGTATAGAAGTACTGTTGTTTACGTTGTAAAAATTACCTCTATTAACATCTTCAGAATAATGTTTCCATAACTTACCGCTATTAAGACTATAAAAATCACTTCTTAAACTTAAGACTTGGTCTGGTTTGTAAGAAAAGAAACTAGTCCAACCTTTTACACCTTCGTCAAAAGTTAATGTTTTGTAACCGTTAGAAGTATTACCTGATGCAGGCTGTGTTGATAAGACGTATTGTTTATTATATATGTCCCAACCACCTACTATATTACCTTCTGTACTAAGTGTGTCTATACGCGCGAATTCGTCTCTAAAATAATCATACATACCATATGTAGATATTTCAGTTAAACCATCCATAGACAACCTTAAAATAGCGTTTCTATCTTTATCTGAAAAGTATTTCCTATAACCATAAGTAGCAAAGCTACCTGGATCTCTACTTATACCAAAGTTACCACCATACGGTTGTATAGTTCCTATAGTAGTATTAACATTGGTAATGCTACCTCCGCCTTCAGCAGAGTATATAGCGTCTTTATCTATCAATGCTCTAGATACTTTTGATTCTTGAAATATTATCAAGTTAGTATCTTCTGCATATAGTTTTTGTATTGTACCGTTCGCGGGATCAGCTGACTTAGTTATATCTGCACCAACAGGAAATACGTTTGTATCGTTTACACCTGTTCTTGAGTTAAATATACCAGAGTATATTAAAGAATTACCTCTTACTACAGCATTAGGTTCGTCTTCAACTAAATAAGCTTTCACACCATAATCAACATTAGTGTTATTGTAACCGCCTCTAATTCTAGCTTCTTCAATAACCCAACTATTAGGCCCAGTTCCTGCGACTCTTTGAAAACCACCTATAGCAGTAGGAATTCCAGTAGATCCATTCCATATAGGATTGTTTACAGATGCTGGCACGGCTTTTCTAAGTAGAAAGGAGTTAAAATATTTTACTTCTATAGTTGCTGGCATATATTCTATTATTACTTGTTTTGTTTTATTGTTACTACTGTATTACTTCAAACCCATATTGTAAAAATTCTGAAGAAAGTATTTCAACAGAAGCTTCTGTTTTTGGTTCGTAGGCACCAGTGGTACATGCTTGCCAATTATTGACAACGTCACCTAATGTTCCAGCACTGTAAAAGTACAATGGCTCTGAACATTCGTTTTGTTGTTTCATTGATATAATATTAACACCGTTAGTTAAATTTGACCAAGAACTAGCTACTATATACCAACCGTTATAACCTAATGGATCATCAGCTGCATCAATTTCTATTATTGTAGCTCGTTTTGTAGTTAAGTTTTCAAAAGTAGCGCTAAGACTGTAAGTCCAAGTAAAATCATAAACTCTTGAAGGTATAACACCTAGCTCAGCTGTTATAACTATTTCGTCAAAAGCATTACCCGCGTCTAGACACTTAAGATTTATAGTATATGTTCCTACTGGTATAGGAGATCCGGCAACATTTCTAAGTTCACATGTTGATAATTCATTTGTTTGAGATGTAACTGCGCTAAAAGCAAAGCTAAAGTCATTGTTGTTAGAGTCAACTGCGCTAACTGACCACGTAATATCTCTACCTTGATTTCCTCCAAGAGTGTTAGCTCCATTAACGGCGGTAAAAGTATCAATATAACTAGGAAAAGTACTACCTGTAGCCGTGTAGTTAACGGCAGGAGTTGGAGTTGTACCATTTCCACCAGGACCACTCATTATAGGTGGTAAATTAGTTAATCTAGCTACTTCGTTGTAGCGGGTAGTAATACCATCTACAACAGAAGTAAAAGAAAAATTAAATTCATTTGAACCAATAATAGAACTGTAGTACACATTATCTACAAAGTTCTGCTTTACTTTAATGTTATACCCATTACCAGGGCCGTTTGGCTCATAAAGAACAAACCAATTACTTTTATCTAAAGATCCAGGCACGTTATCGAACACAGAAGTTATATCAAAAGTGTCATTAGCGCCGAGCGTTATTGCGTTACCAAGATTATTAACTATAAAAAAGTCAGATCTTGTAGCTTGAGTACCTAATATCGGGTCGTCAAGTCCTAGACCTTCGTCAAAAGCAGCATCATTCCAGCCAACAAAACTCGAACCAGCATTAGAAGAATAAAGAATAACGTCGTTTAAATCTGTTATTAACCCAGATGAAGATGTTTCCCAAAAAATATCTAACCTAGAGGTAACAGGCTTTGTTTCAAACACAGCCAAAGTGTTTATATCATTAAAGTCTTGTTGAGAAAAAATAAGTTCATCACCATTACTGAAGCTTATAATTTTATTAAAAACTACTGTAGTGAAGCCATTAATTGTTACACTTGTAGCATATACTCCATTAACAACAGCTCCATCTATAGAAATTAATGAGCTACCTATTTCAATAGTTCCTACTACGTTTTCTAAATCGACTGTTATAACATTTGATCCTACCGCTTTTGCATCTCCAGAACCAGCAACCTCTGTAAAACTATTATTTACTCCAAATTGTAAGCCTGAATTTTGAGAAGTACTTATCTCTGCTATAAAAGGATCTGAGTCAGACTTGAAGAAACCGTGAAAAGCGTTTAATGGATTAGTTATAGGTATTACTTCATCAAACTTACCTTTAAAGTCTTGAACATCAAATAATCCAAATAAATCTTCTACAGAAGAAGTGGTGAATGATCTTCTTCCTGGATAAAACTGTTCGTTAGAAGTTGAAGTGTTTTGAACTCTTCCGTAAAGCTCAACAGAACTTCTAAATGTTTTATCTTGTGGTCCTACTTCTGATAAATCTCTAGGTATTTTATTTATATTGTCATTTAACAATGTTATAAAAGATGTATTCTCGCTAAGAACTGGTGTTATGTCAAATGTGTCATAGTTATAAGGTAAACCTTTCATAGCTCCAGCAGAGTAAACATTGTAATATTCTTGCTCAACCTGTTTTACTACTATTTTATAAGAATACCAACCTAGTGGGTTATAGTCATCACTACTAGCATCGCCATTATATATACCTGGCTCATTAGTAACAGGGTTTGGAGATTGTGGGCTAATAGGATCATTAACTAAAACCTTTAAGGAATTTCCCATCCAATCATAAGTGTTTGTCCCTTCGTCTATATACGGAGAGAAGGCGGTTGAAACACTAAAATTATAAGTGTTTTCACTATTACTTGCTAGTATAACGCTAGATTGTCTACCAAACTTATCTGAAAGAACAAAGCCTACTTGATAATTTCTGTTTGTTTTTAAGTTGCTAGACGGGTATTCTACTTTACTTGTTGAATCTGAAACATTACCTGATAAATTAAAATCTATAAGTATACTGCTTGAAAGACCAACGTCTTTGTTAAGTGTCATAGTTGTAGACCCATCAGTAGTTACTACCCTTGTACCTATAGGTATTGAATCATTTGGATATAAAGAACTCAATAAACTACCTACAACAATACTACCTGAAGCATTATATATAGTTATTGATGCACCTGCCGCGAAAGAACCTCCACTAGTTTGAGCACTACCTTTATTCAAATTGAAATCTGATTTTTCACTAGAGGTAACATTATAGTTTAATAAAGCTGGTGGAGTGTGTTTGTTTTGATAGTTACCGTAAACAATTCTATTACTTATTATTTCTTGAGAAAAAGCTTTTACAGGTACTTTATCGTATACTCTTGTTATTTCGTCTGATGGTAAAGTTTTGTATGGTATTTGAGACTCATACTCATAAGTAAAAACATCCAACAAGCTATCAGCTTCACTTGTTCTAAAGTTATTTGTATTAGATATAGTTTCTACCACTTGAACAGCTAGTCCATCTGATTCTTTATATAGTATATCTATTTCTTCTATATGTAAACTATTACTTAAATTAGCTACACTTGAGGGTAGTGGTATTTTTAAATCTATTTTATTAACCTTATTTTCCATAAAGTCAATTATGGTAGAAGAATAAGCTTGTTGCTCATCACCTTCCGTAGGCGTGTTATTTAAAAAATAACCATCTTGCTTAGGTATAAAACAAGGCTGAGTAAATGGAGCCATTATAGAATATTCTCCATCGTTAAACTTAAATCTGTAACTAAATCTTACAAATTTATCTTCTAAGAATTTAGGATCACCTTTGTAGTTAGGTATGTAGTAGGGATTAGCGTCAAAGACTAACTCTTCATCATCAGTAACTGATATAGAACTACTAACGTTTAAAACAGTAGAACTAGAACCAGCGATTACAGTAACACCTAAATCTGTAACTTCACCAAGAGCGTTAATTTTACTTACGCTTTGACCAACTACAGGTTCACCACCTACTGGTATGTTTGTTTGATCTATGTTTATACTAGTACCGCTTTGATCACCATTAACTAAAGCCGTGCCACCATCCGGATAAGCTATGCTAAAAACATCTTTCATTGTAGACTCGTAGTCTCCAGGCGATAAAGCACTTGACTCATAAAGCTCTATAGCTTCATAGGGATTATATTTAGCTACAGATATATTATCTTCTGAGGTATAATAATAAAAAACACTTGATATTGATATAACGGCTTGTGTACCAGGCCCTGGACCCAATATGTTTACTAAATCACCTACAGCATATCCATTACCTGGATTAACAACTGTAACACTATTTATAGTACCGCCTATTGTAGTTACTGACACTGTTAAACCTTTACCAACGCCTCCAGGAACTTGATTCTGCGTATTGTATACACTATCTATATATCCATTACCAATAGCGCTTAAGCCAACATTCATAACAGATCCAGCACTTTCTGTAGCGCTTATTACATTTATTTTTCTAGGTTGATTTCTATTATCTGTCCAAAACAATAAATTCTCAAGTAGATTAACGCCGAATATAGGATTTAATTTTGAGAAATTTAAAAAAGCTCCTTTAACTAATATAGAACTAGTGTCATTAGTCGCATTGTAAGAAACAACGTAATGGTTCGAGCCTGCGCCAGTAGGGATATAATCATTAGTATCATTGTCTGTTAAGAAAACATATATCATACTACTTGCTTCATCTGATAAATATCCTATAGAAGACAAGTTTGATATACTCAACCCAAAGTCGCTGACTTGTTTGTTACCTAAAACGTTTTCTAAAGCTCCAACATCAGAACCTTCTGATTTACTTACTTGAGCATTTAAAGCGTTTCTATATTCACCTGATGGTAGAAGTCTACTATCAAGGTCTTTATTCATTTTAGACTTTATAAAAGCATTTTTAACCTCAGCCATATTGTTCTAGTGTTTTATCCATTTCGATTGACCTCTTAAAACTTGAACTATTTCGTTTAGTTTTATATTAGATAATCTTATTTTAGTGTTTCTTAACTTAGCGCTTTTTTCTCTTTTCAATCTATTTACAACGTACTCAGGTTGATTTATTCTTGAAGCTATAATAGCGTGACTTATATAAGCGTACATTGCTTCTTCAGCCATTTTTGGAACTCTAGTATTTAAGTTTGTAGAAAGCCCATCAGATACATACTCTAGTATTATTAGCTTACCTACTAAGTCAGATGAAAAAGAAAACTTACCTTCTCTTTCGTTTATTGTAAAGTAACCATTTACATTAGCGTATTGAGGGTCTAAACCGTAAAGCTGTCCAGCTCCGTAACCGTCTTCGCCGTAAAAAGAGCCAAAGCCTAAGCTATTGTCTCTAATTTCGTTTCTTTGTTTTAAATCATTATTCGCCCATCTTTCTTCAGTTATAGAAGTACCTTCGATGTTATCACCAAAATTGTCTTGCATTGGTATACCACTCTGATCTTGTATAGGGTTTGAGTAAGGGTTACTAGTTAATTGAGTAGGCATTATAATGTGCTTAACACCTTGTTTATCAACCCAATGTATGTTCACGTAGTTTACATAGTCTTGAGGTATAGCTACGCTTAAACTATTTGGTATATTTAATTCTTGAGAATTTATACTTTTCAATGTATCGTAACTAAACTCTTGCATAGCTCGTTTAGCGTGAAAGATAACATCAGTTCTTTTAACACTAGGTATTAATTTACCAGCTCCAACATAAGCTACAATAAAGTTATTTATAACATCATTAAGTTTAGTGTAAGCATATGATCCCCAGTTATCTTGAACAGTTTCACCGTAAGCGTCTTTGTTACCGTAATTACCACCTGACTCAGTTTTTAATTGAACTATTAAACCAACACCTTGATCTAAGTCTTCTGCTATTGTTATTGTATTTCCAGAAACTGTATAAGGCAACACGTACTCCGTGTAAGTTAAAGAACCTATATCTGCTTTGTATAACTTAAAGTTGTTAATTGCGTATTCTATAGTTGAAGGGTTGCTACTTCCAAAAACTAATTCAGTATTAAAAGTAGTTGTGAACTGTTGATTAGGTGCGTCGCCTGGTACTATAAATTTTTGAGAACCAGCATAATACTGTTCATTGGTTTCTGTTATAAGTCCCATTTATTAGCTTTTTTGATTTATTTCGTTTTGTTGTATTTCTTGAGCAGCAACCTGTATAATTTGAGGGTCTCTAATTATTATACCAGAATAAAATAATATTCTAGTTATAACCTCTACTTGCTCTGAAGCATTTAACTCAAAATTCTGAGAAGGAGTACCGCTGTCAGGTGCAGACAAACTAGGGCTGTATATGTACTGACCAACTGTTCCAATGTCAAAGCCCCATGTTATATTTCTAGGCTTTCTTATAAAGCTAGTAGAAACATCTGATGTTATACTCTTAGGTCTTACGGTTAATTTATTTGATTCGTATAAATAAGTAGGAAAGTCTTTAGTAGATGCTGTTAGTGGAGATTTTTCTATGTTGTAGAAATCATTTCTAGCCAAACGCTGTAGTTCAGTATCAAACCCAGCTGGTGGCGTAAATATAGGTGTTCCTAATTTGTAAAATGAAACTTGATCGCTAGCAGGCTCTGCGCCTGTATTTATAACTGTATTACCTTCAGTGTCTAGTATTGGTAAGTTAAATTTACCAGCACTGTAAACACAGTTACCTTCAGTTTTAAAAGGAGAAATCTTTTCATCAATACTCATTTGTCTATCAGAGTAATCATAATCAGATTGTGGCACTCGTAGTTGTTGGTTTAAGTCTTCGAAGTATTGTTCAAATATATCGAGTTGAACTTGTGTAGCTGTTTTATTAAACTCGTCAGGCGTCATATATCCACGCTGCTCTTTGTTTAGTATTAATAAAACTGTCTTATATACTGTATCTACGTTTATTGCCATTTTATTTATTTGTTATAATACAATGGAGACCACGATTAGTAGTCTCCACTATATTAGTATTACTTGTTTTTATAGATTTTTCTCTATAGATCTGTAGATTTCTACACCTTCATCAGTTTTAAGGAAGGCTGCAAATGCAGAGTAAGGGTTTTCATCAAATGGAACATTCATTAATTTTCTTCCGTTTGACCCCCAAGCAAATGTTCTTTGATCTTGAGATAATTTTATAAGTCCAGCTTCTGACGCTCTAATTGCAAAGTTTCTTAATTGCACGTTATCGTCATTAGCTAACTCTATGAACATTTCAGGATTACTTCTAGCAAACAATAGTAAATCTCTTTTAAGCTCCTTAGAACTCATCTTAGCAACAGCAGAACCAAGCTCTACTCTTAATATTGCTTCAGCATGGTCAATATCCATTTCTTTAGCAGCATTCATTGCTTCGATTTGAGAGTTTAATATATCTAAATCATTTTCAGCTACTTTTACAGGACTAAATTCGCTGTATATTCTCCCTCTTAAAGGGTGATACAGAGACAGTAGTTTTTGTAAGTTTTGTTTTTGCTTAGGCACGGTTAGTGATCCGTCTTTAAATACGATATGGCCTAATGTAGCTTCTCCTTCTTGTTCGTTTTTAAATATAGACGCGTGATTAGTCGCATATCTTATTTCTCTTTGTTCTCCTTTTTCTTCATCGAAGAATAATAAAGAGTGTTTTCTAGTATGTTTAGATGGTATGGTTAATGTTAGTGGACTAATACCACCTTTTAATACATACGTTCTATCTTTTATTTCCCACTTTGGTTTAGCAGGTTGTATTGGTGTAGATGCTTTTTTAGTCTCTACGATTGGTTGAGGTGCTACCTCGACTTTTTTAGCTGTAGCTTGTTTAGCCATAATATAATAAAATTTAATAGTTTAATAAGGGTAATAATTACCCCCGTTGATATAACGAGGGTAAGAATTACATAATAATTATACTCCTTGGAATAATACAAAGTTGTTAGCTCCTTGTACACATAAACATCTTTCTGATAAGAAGTTTACTTCCATTGCGTCTAGGTCAGAACTTACAGCTCCTCCTGCAGAACCAGTTAACCAAGTCTTCATCTTTCTGTCGTCAGCTTGTGAAGCTCTATAACGTACGTGTAAGAATGGACGTCTGATATTAGTTCCTAGGATTTGATCATATACTGTAGAAGTTCCTGCAGGTATTAATACACCTTCAACACTTGCTACAGCTCCTTGAATAGCTCCACGAGTAGAAGCATCGTTTAAGTATTTCCAGTCAGTTTTGTAGAAGTCGTAAGAACCTCTTCTGAATCCAGAGAAACCTAAGTTTAATGCCATATCTTCAGAGTTTTCAAATACTCCGTAAGAACTACCACCTGCGTAAATTCCGTTATCAGCAGCGCCTACACCAGCTAACATATCATCAAAATCTAAAGACGTTTGTCTGTTTAAGAATAACATGTTTTCTTCAATAGCTCCTTGAGTATCTAAGTTTTTCAAGATCTCGTCAAATGTAGCTAATCCTCCAGCAGCAGTAAACCCTACGTTAGTGTTACCTCTATCTTTGATAGCAGCAAATAAACCTTGAGTACCTTTTACTCCAGCAGTAGCAGCTCCAGATCCAGCAGCAGCTTTTTCTCCTTCTACTACAGACATTTCTAAATAGTCTTCAAAACGTAATCTAGTTTCAGATTCAGCTTTTAAGTACCATAAATATCCAGAAGTTCCGTCTTCAGTTGCAACTTCTACCCATCCTATTTGCGCCATATCAGATCCAGATACTACGTATTTGTTTCTAATGATAACTGGTGAGTTAGAGAATTGAGTGAAAGAAGGAGTAATAGATTTATATCCATTTACATCTGCAGCTCCAGTAGAGTTAGCCACAGAAGATCCTTTTCCATACTCAGAACCGTATACGAAAATCTTTAATCCAGTAGCAGCTAAAGCTCCAGTATTAGCAGCAGTATAAGGCGCTACTTCTACAGTTGCTGTTGTACCAGCTTGAGAAGATTCAGTAACTAAAGCTTTTAATTCTAATCCAGCTGGATCTAAAATTACAATAGTTTGGTTTTTAGAAATAACGTTTTCTACGAAAGCATCTCCTGCTCCACCTACAGTGAAAGTAAGAGTGTTTGTTCCATCGTTAGATACGTCATTATATGCTACGTGCAATCTGTTTTGTTCAGACCAAATTACTTGATCAGAAGTCATTGGCATTTCTGCTCCTACCATACGTAAGAATCCAGATAATGTTCTGTTTCCATAACGCTCTACTTCTTGTTCGTAGATCTCAGGTAAGTACTGTTGTGCGAATGAGTTTGAATCTCCTGCTCCTGCACCACCGTTAAATGATAAGAAGTTAGATTCTAAAATTTGTTGTTTTTGACTCGGTTTAATTGAACCGAATGATGGTGTTAATGCCATAATCTTAATTTTTAATTGTTAAAAGTTCTTTTTTTAATTTTTAGTTTTGAGGAATCGGCTCCACTAATCGACTTAACTTTTAATCCATTTACAAAAACACTACCACTAGAAGTTTGTCTTGGGTCTGTCTTAATGTTTTTAGATTTAGCTACAACGTTCTTTACAGCATCAGCTTTACCTTGCTCATAAAAGTGTTGCGCTATAGTATCAGCGTTCCTAGCGGCGTACAGAGCTTTGTGATAGCCTTTAGCGTCTGATATGTTTCCTTCTTTATCTAGGAACTTCCCTATAAAGTTTGAAATATCAGATTGTGCTTCAGCAACCTCGTTAACATTTTTTACTCCGTATCTAAATTTTTTCTCGCCAACATTGAAATCAAAACCTTTGAAATCGTTATTAAGTAAATTCTTAGTTCTTTGTAAGAAATTGTTATGCTTTTCTTCTGCAGCTTTTTGATCCTCGTTGAATCTGTTAAAAAAGTCATTTGCCTTTTGTTGTTCCTGAGTCACGCCGGGTCTCAACTTGATTTCGTCGTAATATTTACTCTTGGTCTCTTCTAAAAAGCTTTTGGCTTTAGCAACTTCTTCTTTATACGCAAGTTTTTTCCTGCGAATGTCTTTCTCCTCATCTAAGTCTTCATCATATTGGAAATTATCCTCCATAATCAAGTCTAAATCATCTTTATCTAAATAAGGTTTTGATTTTTTATAATATTCTCTAATCAATGTTTTTTCATCTACATTAGAGTAATCAGTATTTAATCTTACGTAGTCATCGATTGTACCACCTGTGTCTTCCATAAATGAAACTAGTTTTTCGATGTTTTCTGGCAATGCTTTTCCTATTACCTTTTCATCTCTAACAGCTTCAGCTACTTCTTGTTCAAGAGCTTTTGATGTTTCTACTATTTCTTCTTCTGTTATTTCTTCAATAACTCCAGCAGTCTCTTCAACTACTTCTTCAGTAGCTTCTACTTCTTCGACAACTTGTTCAACAACTGGTTCTTTAATCTCTACTTTTGTAACATTTGGTATTACTTCGCCTTGGTTTTCTTCCGAAGGTTTAGATAAATCTACCTTTGTTATTTCGTTTTTCTTACCTAAGTTCTTAGGTTTCTTGGGTTTAGCCTTCATTTTGAAGTCACCCTCTTGTTTTACTTCTGACATAATATAATATAATTAAATAGTTAATAAGCTTACCTAGGATCAAACTGCTCTAAGCCGAAACCTCCTAGGTTGTCCATACCTGCAGACTCAAAGTCTTTTGGTAATGAATCGTTTTGTCTTTGATTTATTAGTTCAGACTGTTGAGTAGCTTGTATTCTAGTTCTCTCGTCTTTCCTGTCTTCAATTTCTTTTTCTTTATTTGTTTCTGCATTTGCATGCACTTGAGCTAGTTGCATTTTGTAACTAAACTCTTCAGCCATCAATTGTTTTTTGATTTCAGCTTCTTGTTGCATTTGCTGTATCTTGAATTGAGATTTACCTTGCTCTATTTGTAACTCTGTTTGAGCTAAGGCTTGTTGCTTTTGTAACTCAGCCATAGCAGCTTTTTCTGCAGACTCAGCATTTGCTTGTGCTTGTGCCTGAATATTAGCTTGTTGCGCTTGCTGCTCTTGCTCTCTCTTCATCTTCTGTCTATTCTTTAGAAACTGATTAGCAAGTTTTAAATTTCTAATCTGTCTAATATCAATAGCGTCACTTAGATTTATACTCTGAGTTTGCAATGCAATTTGTATGTTCTTTTCTAAATTAGCTTTTTCTTCTTCTTCTGGTTCTAATTCTAAGAATATACCGAACTCGTGCATGTTTAAATTTTCGATCTCTTCTAAAGTTGCTACGTTTACAGAATTTATAGAATTCATTAAAGCGTTTTTAGTAAGAGGGAAGTTTAACATATCCGCTACTCTTAAGCTTATATTCTCACATGTTCTAACTGTTATATACATTAATGACTGCAACACGTGCTTAGTAGCTACATTAGAATTAGCTGCTGCTAGTTTTTGTAAACCTACAAGAGAATCTTTAGCTGGCATACTACCATCTCTAGCTTCATTTAAACCTGTTACGTCTCTTATCATCTGTAAATAGTATTGATAAGTTTGAGTAAGAGCTTGTATCTTATTAATACCAGACGAAGAGTTTAATTCTTGAATAGGTACTTTACCTCTGTTTGGATCACCATCTTGAGTTAAAGATCTACCTATAATACTACCAGTTTGGAAGTACATATTTAAAGCTTCTTGTGGATTATAATTTGTACCGTTACCTAAATCAACTTCAGCTAAACCATCAACGTCAACAAAAACACCATCAGGCACCATCTTGGATAATACCTGTTGTATTTTCAAATGAGTAATCTGTATCATATCAGCAAAGCCAATACACTTGCTAACAATGCTATCTATTCTACCTTTGTACATTCTAGGAGCTGATAATGAGTAATTCATCTCAACTCTAGTTTGATCGCTGTAAGGTCTAGTCATATTTTCAGCTAGTTCCCATTTAAGCATTTTATTACTACCTAAAACCTTAGCTCCACTATATAATACTTCTATTGATCTTGATACTCTTTCAAAGTTATCACTTTCTGGTGGATCAAACGTATCAGGCTTTTCAAGAGCTTTTTCAAGTCCTTGATCTGTTTTCTTTATTTTAAATACTTGGTTAGAATACGTCTTATATTCAAAGTATAAAACCTGTACACTATCGTAATTATCATCTTGACCATTATATTGTCTAGTGTAATTACTGTCTCCAGGTTGTTTTTGTATTTCTTCTAGTTCAGAATCTGTTAAGTCAGAGAATTGTTTCTTTAATTCCTGTAATGAAATACCTTTAACTTCACCAACATAGTATATGTCTTCAAAGTTAGGGTCTTCAGTATAAGAATAAACTAAGCTAGCAGGATCAACGTAATCTACTACAACTCCTTCAGATAAGTTAAAGCTAGTTTTAGTAGCACCAATACCTAGTATTGTTAAATCTTGAGCAACTCTTTTCTTTACTTCTTCGTATCTATTAAACTCTAATATGTTATCTATAACTTCTTCTTCAGCAATCTCAACAGCTTGTTTATAGTTTAGCTGTATAAATAAATCTAGTTCTTCTCTAGACTCAGGTAAATTAGATGGATCATTAGTTGAAAACAAATTAGTACCAAGCTTGTTTTGTATATCTTCAAGCAAAGGTTTTGCGTTCATATCTCTTATGATACCTTTAGTATAATCAGTTCTATGTTTTAAAGCGTATGGATCAGTTGCAAAAGATTTAATCTTATAACCTTTGTCAGTCATACCATTTACAACAATATCAACAAATTTTGATAATACAGCTACAGGTTGCCAGTCTAAATTTAAATAAGACAAATCGCCGTTGATAGACATTTCATCTTTGTATTTTTGAACAGACTGCTCTCCTCTAGCGTAAAGACGTAACCTATGAAAGCTTTGCCAGTTATTACCAAATCTTCCACCTGCACCAGCACCTCTGTCTCCACGGAACCATTCGTTCTCTATAGCTCTACCAACTGCATGTCCGTATTCTAAACTTTGTTTCTCTGCATCAGATACTACCTGACTTGGAAATGTACTGTTTACATTTTTGTAAATCATTTATTGTATTATTTTTGAAGTAAAGCCTTTATTATCGTATCTACCAAAAGATACAGCAACAGGTTTCTTGTTTTGCTTAAACACTGGCGTGTATTTGTTTTTGTTACAAGCCATTATAGCTAAACCAGAACTTATAGTTGCATCAAACTTTGTTCTATTGTTTATGTCAAATTTTGCCCACTCTTCTAAGGTTTTTTGGAAAAACATATTTCCATAACCTCTTTCGGTAGCGCCTACGTAATCGTTTATATATGATTCAATTGCAGCTGCATGAGCTTGTTTAATATCTTCACTAGAGTTTGGTATACCACCTATTTCTTTTTCTGTTGTTGATAATTTAGCAAATACCTTATCTGGTCTGTTTATAGAGAAGCCTCTATAACCTCTTCTTTTAAAATAGTATAACAATCTAGGTTTATTATTCTCTGCTAGTATTGGCATGCCATAAAATATGCAAGCCATTAGTACGTCTTCAAAAAACATCTCAGCTGTCTGAGGTCTAGCTATGTACTCTAGAAAAAACATATTAATTGGAGCGTCTTCCATACTGAATTTAGTTAAACCGTGTAAAGCGCCTTTAGAACCTCTGTTGTCTACAGTTCCTGAAATATCATAACTATCACAGCCAAAAGCACCGATGTGTTCATTGCCGGCAAACTTAACCCCATTCTTTACTATCACACGGTTTTGAAGATTTATAGGTGGAATCCAACTAATAAGGAATCTACCGTCTTTATTTGGTGTAAATATAACTCTTGTATCTTTGATACCGTTCTCCCATTGAAAGCTTCCTCTAGTAACTGTCTTGTTATTAGCAAACTCTTCGTTGTGATCTATTTGCTCGTATATCTTAGTTAAATTAAATAAAGATAATTTAGCTTCGTCTCTAAAAGCGTGTTTCTCTGTTCTTGGAAACTGACGATAATATTCATTTAAACCGTCTTGATCGTTTTTTAAACCTTCTACTTCATTTTCCCAATGCTCTATAACTCCGTGAGTTATTAAATCGCCGCCAGGGTCTCTAGTTTCTTTTTTTGGGTTATCGAATACAGGTAATCCAAAAGCATCAATGAATCCTTCGTAGTTCCATTCCATAGGTATGAACAAAGAATATAGTCCTGAGCTAGTCTGCCCATTGCGGTTTCTGTTTGTGACATCTGAGGCATAATAAAGTTTTTTAAAGTTCCCACCACCTTTTTCTAAAGCATTAGAGGTTGAACCCATCATGCATTTACCAACGATCTTACTACCTAGTCTTAAACAAGTTTTTGTAACTCGCCAGTTGTTTAATATATTATCTGGTCGTTCCCATTTTCCACTTTCATCGTGTACTAATAGTTTTAATTTTTCACCATCATAGGAGTTGTCTCCCGTATTCTTCCAGTCAATAGTTGTATCTAATCCTTCTAGTTCTTCCTCGGTTTCACCTTCGTTAAGTTTACGTCTGGTGAGCCTTGACGCGGGTACTCTATAGGCGAGCTCCGTTTTCGGCCGGTCCATTCCGTCTTGTATTGGTTTGAAGAAAAAGGGGTAATTGCTAGAAATGGGTACAACTTTATCTGTGAACATTTTCTTTGCGTCGGCGCCAGATTTGGACAATATCCCAAACCGTGAATCCGTTGATATTGTGGCCATATTAACTGTCTCCCCAGACGCCATGAATGAAAATCCTGAACGTCTATTCTTGAGATACGACATTCCATAACACCTCTTGTCTGCTTTACAAGCTTCCCAGAATATGAAGAATAGTCTGTTTGACTCTCTATAATCTGCTGCCCCAACATCAATCTTGGACCATTGCAAGTACATGTAATGAGTACCAGTAATGTAAGTCGGATTGCCATTGTTATAAAACCAAAAACCTTTTTCTCTTTTTTCAAACTCTTTGTCTATGTATTCGTACCACTCTTCTTTAAAATCAGTTGGATATTTTTCCCAATCAAAAACACTCTTTATCTTAGATAGTTCTTTTGGATATTCCAACTTCGTCCAAACTTGATCTTTTTTATCCTGAGAACATTTGTGAACGTTCTTAGGTTTTAACGGTAATGCTATTTTTAAGTTTTGAATCTCTATGATTTCACCTATAGTTCCATCGCTACTTATTATAACTACATCATACTCAGGGTTATAGCCTTTTTCCCACTTTTTGTATCTATTATTTCTTTTGATTACTGCTGGCTTTATATGATCTTTTACAGTACGTACTAGCGTTTGCTTATACATTACTTAGATCTACCTTCAGCAAAACCTCTAAAAGATTTTTCTTGTTTAACATCTTTTGGTTTTTCTTCCAAAAGCTTTTCTTCCTCTTCTATTCTACTAAGTATTTCAAAAGCATCGAAAATAGCTAGCTTCTTTGTAGCTGCAGCGTTTTTTAATCTATCAGCAGATATATCATCATCTGAGTCAACTATTTTTTCTTTAGCTACTTGAATTAATTCCTCAACTGCTTTTTGCCCAGCCAGGATTATATTCTTTTTCGTCTCCTTTATATTCATACTTTAATAAAATATCATTAGATTCCATACAGTAAAGTCGTTGATCATCAACTATGAACTCAAACTCTCTATTGCTTTTGAATCCAAGTAAGTCTCCTTCGGCTATTTCTAGCGCTTCTAACGAGCTATTACCAATTTTTAGTATACCAACATCCTTACGCTCTTTATCCATTGAGAAACTATCGTTATTCTCTATTGGCATTAAGAAACATCTGTTACCTACAGGTTTCCATTTACCATTTCTTTTGTATAAATAAATTTGATCTGGTTGGCAAAAATAAAGATTTTCCTTAAAAAGTTTACTACTGTCTACAGCTTCTCCTTTTTGATTGTAATATCTTCTAAATACGTTGTGGTGAATTATAACAATGTCACCAGGTTGTATTAATGTCTTTAGTGATAATGGTACAGTTATTACTTCTGCTGTTCTACTTATAAACTTAAAATTTTCTATATTAGAATTAAGTATAAGTTTTTTACCATTAACATCTATATCATTTTTATATCGTCCTTCTATAGGTTTAACTATAAAGTCAAAAACACTTCTCATTAGTATTTTAAATCATATTCAACGGATATAGCCATGTTAGAATTAAATTTCTTCCATGGCAATATCTCATTGTCTTTTTTTATATGTATACTATAAGAATTTTTAGACTCATCATAAAGTATGTGTGATATTTCGTGACCACCATATACTGATTGACCCAATGCATAATGCATCGCATCGTTTTTATAATCAGAACCTATACTAATTTTTCTTATAATAGATGACATAATTATTCTGCTGAAGCTTCTTCTTGTTTAACTTCTTCAAAACTACCGTCCTCTAGATTAATTGTAATACTTCCGTATTTATTTTCTAGCTCAGACTTTTGTTTTTCAACATCAGAATTGATTTCTGCAATTGAGTGTAATAAAGAGTGCTTTTGAGTTTCTAAAAATCCTACCTGTGAAACAGATTGATTTAATTTACCTTGCAGCTCTTTTAATAATATTAATTCTTCTTCTGTGATCTTGTTTTCCATTTGATTTAATTTAATTGTTTTAGACATTTTATTTATTACTATTTATTATTACCTGATTGTTTAGACTTTTCCCAAGTCCTTCCTACAAAGTAAGCACCGTATACCGTTATTAATAATGACTGAAATATAGGTATGTATTGCGTAGCAACTTTGAACCCACCAATATTACCATCAAAAAAAGATAACACAGTGAAAACTATAGTTAAGTATATTAAAACTAATGGGCGTATGTTTTTAGATAAAAAACTATCACTAGCCATATCAGCATTCCAACGATCAGTTACTTGAGCTTGAGCGTCTTTGTCAGCTTGTTCTAATAACTCTTGTATTTTATGCTTAGCAGCTAATCTTTCTTCATCCGTAGTGGTTAGCTTGTCTATTACGCCACCAACGTCTTTAATAAGACCACCTGTTAAAAGGCTTAGGATTTTTTTCATTTATCGTTTTTTGTTTTTTGTTATTCTTGGCCTATGCCCAGGTTCTCTAGAGCTTATTGCTACATCTCTTCTAGAGACATTGCTTGTGTTGCTAGGAAAGTCACCTTTACGAGAAACAGTATAATCTCCAGTTTTTGGCGATATACTTCTAGCTATATAATTACTTAATGCACCTCGTGATTGCATTCGTTCTCCGATGGCAGGAAACTTAGTAGATAAGTCTCTTTTTTTTGCTGATATAGAGTCTTTGGAAAAAGCACGCTTATTCATTAGATTCGCTACTTTAGCACCAGCGTCATCACCTTTGATAGGCTCAAAAGATTTGCCATATGTTGATTTTTCATAACCAGGATGATGTTCTTTTTTTTCTGCTTTAGCTTTTGGCTGCTTCTCTTTTGGAATAGGATCACTAGGTCCAGTTTTGTAAAAAGGTGTATTTTTTGTTGAATTTTTCATATCTGTAGTTTTATTGTATGCTTCTTTTTCCCAAGGTAGATTTTTAGCTCCTTCATTCATTACTGATCTAGGGTATTTCTTACCTTTCCAATAAACGTTATCGCCATCATAATCTAAATCTCCTCTACTCATTTG